TTCCTACTTGTTGTGTAGTCATTGTTTGTCGCAATCTGAAGATACTCTGTATGAGTTCCTTCATCATATTCTGTATAGGTTTGAAAGTGTGGAGAGCCACTTGAATGAGTCCATATTGAAAAATAAGCCTTTTTACCTGCTTCTACATTAGATATTGTAAATGTAACCTTGTACATATCTCCTACAACTACAGAAGCCCCATTAGCAAATGGCACTTGAATATACTGTGTTGTACTTACTGCATCATATGTCGCTACATCTCCTGAAACAGTCCAACCTGATTCTTTGCTTGAATATTGAGCAAAAGACTGTGCTATCTCAATGTCATTGGCTGTGTAAATATCATAAGCACCATTCGCTACTGTTAAATCTGTAGGCTTACCACTATTATAGATTGCTTTTACTGCATCAGGATCAAGGGCAGTATTCCAAACAGCAACTTCATCTATTTTTCCATTAAAATTAGAGCTTGTTCCATTACCTTTAGCTCCAATAACAAAAGAAACATCATCATTGTCAATAGTACGATCTGCCTCACCATCACTATCTTCAAGGATGGCATTTATATAAATTTTTTGATTTGTCCCATCATATGTTCCAACAACGTGATACCATTGCCCAGTAGATATAGTGCTTGTCCCTTTTACTTGAGCTAAAGTCCCACTTGAGTGCCAAAATTCAAAATAAAATTTACCTGCATCAGTAAGATATATATTGTAATTACGAAGAGTTCCATTATCCCTTCCTGCAATCCAAGAATGGTCAGAATATGAATCTGCCTTAACCCAAGCACTAATTGTTATAGATGTGGTAATATCAAGAGATGTGTCATCTCCACAATTTATATGGTCATCAGTTCCATCAAAATCTAAACTATATGTGTTTGGGACTGCCTGTAAACTGGTAATCTGTTTAGGGACTTCAGAGGTTATATCATTATTCCTCATATTAGTCATAGCCCCTGCATTAGTAGACGTAACTTCCTTTAAAGACATCCTTGTTATTGAGAAAGTAGTTCCTGTCCCAAATTTTAATTGGAAAGATGTACCATCTGATTTAAAATATATATCATATGTTCCTGCCCCAGTAGGAGTGAAAAGTTTAAAATCAGAATTTGCTACACCAGTTAATCCTCCACTTGTATATGAATCAATTTCTACATTCAATCTATATAATGTAGCATCAGTTAAAACACCTGTTCTTGTGATTGTAATATCGCTTAACGCAACAATAGATAATTTTCCTCCACTTACTTCCCCTGTTTCACCATCATCTATAGTTGATATAGTCCAATACGAAGCATCGTCAAAAGTTGTATCTGCAAAAAGCTCATTCCCAAAGGTGACATCATCTTTGCTGAATATGAACCCAAATGAATCATACCTTCCACTACCCATCCTCCAGTATGCAACTAAATTAGAAGAAGATGTGTAATCTGGAGTATCATAACCTAAATCTAAAGTTGTACTTGAAGCTGCTTTTGAATTATATATTGCTGTTATTTCAGTCGCAGATAAAGCTTTGTCCCATATAGCAACCTCATCTATATCACCAAGAAAAGGTCTGCTTGTAGATGTACTCCATTGCCCTATTAGAGTATTGTCTCCTTGTTCTGTTGAAGAAGAAGATGACTTATAATTGGCTGCAGCTAAACTCCCATCAATATATAAACTTCTATTTGAACCATCATCCATAATAACAATATGTGTCCACCCAATACTTGCTCCTGTAAAATTATAACCTGTATCAGTGCCTGATTCGTAAAGATTAACATCATAAGAATATAGCCTAAAATCATTACTATGACTAAAAATGGTATGATAAGCATTAGAGCTAAAACCTGAACCTTTCACCCAACCTGAAAGCGTAAAAGGAGCAGTTAAATCACCTAAATCAGTAACCACATAATCATCAGTTCCATCAAAGTTTAAGCTAAAGTTATTTAACAATGCAGGGGTAGTAGCAACAACTTCAGATAATCCACTTAAATGCTGACATTTCCATTCAAAGGAAACTAAATAAGTATTATCTTCGCCTTGTTCTAATTCTGTTGATTCAATCCTACAATTAACAGCAGCAGTAGAATCTGTAAGAGTTAATGATATATTGTTTTGCATCAACTGTTCAATCCTTGAAGTGTAACGCAAAATATGGTCAAGACTATTCTTCTTGATATTAGGGCTTTCAAAGATATAAAACATATTCACTGAATATTCTCTTAACTCACAGTCCAACAATTTTTGGGTCAATGAAGTACCTGCAAGTTCTAAACGCATATGTTGTCCACCTGCACTTTGATTCTCATCATTTATATATACAGGCAAAGAACCCTTAAATTCAGTTCTTAAAGTGCTTCTTAACTTGTCAGCGATGTTTTTCCAGTTATTTGTAAATGTTATTCCCATTATACATCCATATGTAGACAAGTCCAATTCCAAGTTGATACATACAACCCTTCTGACTCATCTGTGTTTAACTCGCTTTCTTCTAACTTGCAATCAAATGCGTTTGTGCTATCTGCTAATGTCATTGTTGTATTGTCATTGATTAAATGTTGGGTTCTTTCAATGACTCTCAAGATATTGTCAAGGACAGTCTTTTTGACATTTGCTCCTGAAAACACATACTCTATGATTACTGTATATTCTTTCAAATTCTTGCTTGAGTTATAATCAACTAAAGTGTTGCTTACTGGCTCAAGTCTTATATATTGGGTACTTGCCCTTACATCCTCATTCCCTATGTAGACTGGGATGCTCTTTTTAAATTCTGTACGAAGAACACTTCTTAATTTATCAAGTATATTCTTCCAGTTGTTTACAAATGTTATTGCCACCTGCGTGTCATTCTAATAGGTTTTAGTGAATTTGCATCAACTTCTTCTGACCAACCTTGAACTTCTACTTCCCAAATATCATTAGCAGTAGCAGTAGAATTAAAATCTGTTCCTGAAAATCTAACCTGCAAACTCCCTGACAATGCTTGATAATCACCATTGATTGTTTCATCAGTAACAACTTGAGTACCTTCATTCATACCAAGCTTATCACCATCTTTTGCCCATACAGAATATTTAGCAGTACCTATAGCCCCACCTGTTGTAATTTTAATTTTTATAAGATCATATGTGCCTGAATAATGACCACGAGTATCTACAGGTCTAACTGTACCTGTATATGTAACATCTCTAATAACTCCTTTAGAAGCATCTGCTGTATTTTGCCAAGACAAGCCTGCTTTTCCATTATTCAAAGCATCTAAATTCTCTTGGGCTTCAGCCATCATTGCAGTAGCCATCTCACTTGTAGGGTCAGTTGCTCTAATCATAAGAACAGCACATAAAAGTGCAGTAGTCCTAATGATCATATAATCAAAATTGCCTGACTTATCTTTAAACTGATTAGCAGGTAAGTTAGGATCTAATTTAGAATCTAAATATCTACTTGCATCAGTTCTGAATTGAGTAACCATTGTAGTAAATTCTTGTCCTGACTCCATAAGTAAGTCAGCAGGATTTGAAGCATCATTGTAATAATAAACAACATCATTGGTAGAATCATAATACCACTCATCATTCACATTTACAGCACCAGATGATGATTGTGCAGCACCTAAATCTTTACCATCTGCAAATAATTGTGTTACTAATCCACAATCGTGGGCAACATATAAAGATCCTGAAGATACTACCCATCCATATACTGGAGTTTTAGTATCAAACTCATCTAATTGAGGGAATACTCTTTTTAATTCGTTATGGGTACAATAAATTGGTGCAGTTGCCATTATTTACGACCTTTCTTTCTCTTCTTTTTAATTTTCTTCTTTTTATACATCATTTTATTGTAATCCTATAACTTCAATGATTGTATTAATTTTCGGATTTACTGAACGACCTTGTATCTCGGTTATACAGTTTCCTAATGTTGTACTAAATTCTTCTCCACCAGAATGAGCAGATCCATACACTCCACTAACAACAAAGGCAGCATTAGGAGGACATCCTTGTAAATCTACTGCTCCAGTTTCGTAATTGATAGTCCCTGTACAAGTTCCTTGAATGTTTCCATTACCATCATCATAAAACATAGCATCTACATTAGGTCTTGAAATATTTGTCTTTGCATCATAAATTTCATCATCAGGAAGTTTTGCTGCAACTGCTGCTTCAATATCACCCACAGCCATCACAAACCTACCCACTCCAAATGGTGTTGTTCCACTTGCAGGTGCAGATATAGATATTGCTGAAGTAGCTAAATGTTGCCCAGATGTAAATCTAATATCACCCCCAACTATTGCACAAGTTACTTTCTTTTCTAATAAATTACCTGAAGCATAATATCCAGCATCTAAAGCATCTTGTATTTTTCTTATTACTCCATCAGACCCACCAAACTTTGTATTGCTTGATGTTGTAAATGATAAGGTATAATCTGAACCACCATCTACTGCTATATCAAAGGCATATGCTGTTGATGCAGCTAAACCTGACTCTGTTGCTCCTGTTATTCCTGCCATACCTAATTCTTGGTAACCTGCTGAATAAAACTTGCCACTAATTGATCCTGCTACCCATCCATCTCCAACTTCATCTCCCTTTCTTCCATATCCAAAGAAGTTCATAGCTTTAAACCTACCTGAAGCATCTGTCTGTACTACTGAATATTTATCAAAATCTGCATACATATTAAAGTATGGCAATCTTATAGCTACATCGTCTGCGTGAGTAGCTGCAGTTGATCCATACAATCCTCTTACTATTGTACAGGTACTATTAGCTAAATCTGCACCAGTTCCAACAGCAGTAACTTCACATATCTCATCTTCAATTCTTATTAAATCCCCTACCTTGAAAAATTTAGAATGACCATCTTCAAGGTTTAGTGTAGTATGTGTTGCATCAGAACCCATAGTAGCTGAAGTTGCGTGATCTAAATCTGCACCACTATCTTGAAATAGATTTAAAGGGGCTTGATTGTCAATACTTTCCCCTGCTGCAGCACTATTCTGGACTGTTGTAAAGTTTAACTGTCTTAAATTTGGCAAGTAAATAAAATCTCCTGCTGCAATAAGAAGGCTTTGATAAGATAATCCACCATTAGTATCAGGAGATGCGTGTGCCCACTCTTCACCTTTTAGGGATATTTCAGCACCTACATTGCCTGAATTTTTAATCAAAAGAGCCTTGCAACCCCTCAATGTATTCTGCCCTACACCTTTACCTGAAGAAAGCAAAGTAATACCAAGATCAGTATCATCAACCTCTGTTTTTATTTTTACTGCCACCTCAAACTCACCTGATCTTGAAAAATTGATTGTTTCTGTTGGGGTAACCATTGATAAATTTGTTGTAAATTTTTCCATTATTTTTCCTTACCTTAAATGATATACTAATTGCATATTAATTGATAAATCTGAATTTGTGCCAGTTTGATGAACAAATGCCATAATCACTTTACCAGCAGCCACATTAGCACTTGAAACTGTGAGCTGCTTAAAGTAAGCCTGTTCATACCCTGCTCCAGTTAGGATTCCTGCTGAAACACAATTCTCTGTGCCTGATGATAAATCTCCAGCAGTTGCACCTGCTGTTGTAACTACATCATAACTCATAACTGAAAACTTTACATCATCACCACTTGCTGCATCTGCACCAAGCCATACATTACAAGAATCTATAGTTATATTTACTGGAACATAAAAAAAGCAAGGAACAACATCATCAGCAGTTGATGATATAGTTAAGGTTGTTGCAGGAGTTCCACCTGTGCCAAATTCAACTGCTGCACCCCCTAAACGCTGCCCTGCTGGTAGAGCTGTCCACGTATTTGTTGAAGAAGGTAAAGCTGAAGCTGAAGAAAATCCAAATTGTTGTATTTGTGTGTTTGCAATATGTAGCCCAATCCCTGCCTTAACCAAATCATTAGACGAATCTACTTGTAGTAATCTGTTCCCATCCTTATCTCTTACTGAAAACACATCTGTATTATCATCATCTTTTGGTTGAACCATTAAAATATCTTCTGCAATATTTATTGCACTTGCTGTTCCTTCTCCATCCTTAACAATCCTTGCAGTTGCATCAACCCCATTATTAGAATTATTTACCTGCAATAAATCCTTATATGATGCTGCTTTTGTTTTACCTGTTAAACTCATAATGTTCCTTTATCCATAAACTATATATTTATCTTCTGTTCCTGTTGCTGGAGGTAATGCTACTGCCTTGAAAATGAATGGAGGATATTCATTTGTTGCAGTTCCTCCCCACCTCAATGTACCCCCTATACTTGCAGTTGTTTTTGCTCCAAGATACCACTGATAAGCTGTTCCTGCTGTAAGCCCTGTAACCACCCAACAAGGGTTAAGCATAACATCCAAAGAGGAAGAGGGAACAGCCAACAGATGCTCATTGGTTACATCATTTGAATTAGGAAAATCAATAGCACTATAGGTTGTTGAATCTGATAGTCCTAATACAGGATACCTACGTGCTGAATCAAAATATATGTATGCAGATATTTCAACTGCACCTGAAGGTGGAGCTATAAAATTAATTTGATGGTCATTAGAAGTAACTGTCATAGTAGGAGTAAGAGTATAAGAATCTGAAGTTGCATCTATTCCAACAGTAGTATATCCAATTATTTGCCCTGCTATATTAGCATTGCCTGATATGGTACTATCTCCACCAATATTAATATTACTTGATACTTCTAAATTCTTAACCCTTACATTTTCAGTAGATATTTCCAATGCACTTACCACCCCATCTGAATCCTTTACAGGTTTTAGATTTCCATCAAGAGGGTTATCTGTTTGAAGGGGTTTAGACATTATCTGAACGTAATCCCTCTACAAACTTTGAAATTCCAGTAACTATCACATTATCAATTAAATCAATACAATAAGGTTCAACAGTCTTATTCCAAACAGTTCTTGTCCATTTCCATTTAGCCAATCCAAGAGTGCATAGTACCCCCATACTATACATCCAAGATCCAAATTTTGCTTTAATAGTTTTATTAGGGATCTTTTTTAATATATAAGCAGTAGCACAACCTGCTACACCCATACTTGCATAGGTTACTACCTTTTTCGTTGCCAATGCTGTGAGAGTTGATAACATATTAATACTCCTTTTTTATTTTTAAAATTATATAAATTATATTAAGCACAATCAATAAAGCTCCCAATGCTTCAGGAACTATATTCCAAACATTTACCATAATTGTACTTACACTTGTACCTACAGCTTTTAGTGAGTCACTCACTTCTTTGGTTCTCCATTTATAAGTCTTGAGAGTATATCTTCTATTCCTTCCATATACCCCTTCACTTGCTTAATATCCATTTGTGTAATCTTTTGTTGATCAATAAGCTTAATTATAATACCTTCAAGCCTACGAAATTGATTTTCTAAATCATCAACTAATTCTTTTTGAATCCAAGTCTGTTGCTTCCAAATAAAATAACCAAAGGCTATTGTGATTGCTATGGGCAGTCCATATTGATCTATTATATTTAAATCCATTACTTATTCCCATCTATTAGCTCACCCCATACTGTTGCTTTTCCATCAATTATTTGAACAACATCTACAGTAAACCTACCTTTATCATAAAAATCAATTATTGCAAAGGCGTGACCCCAGTTAATCTTACGATTTCCAAGCCAAGCGTTCTTCTCTGCACTCATATCTTTTAAGCATCCAATGCTCCAAGCACCTTTAGCTCCATCCATATGAGTAGCAGTCATATACTGTAGATCGTGCCAATGACCATACATTACATTGCCACCAAGTTTACGAAGATGGTTAGCAGCGTGATACTGCCCTCCATAGTGATGTCCGTGATAAAAGTTCATCTTTCCTACTTTAAGAAGTTTTCCACAAGGGTGGAATTTATAGCCACGCTCTTTTAATTTGAGTGCAGAGGCAGGCATATACTTCGGCAGGTAAGGATGTTCTTCTACAAACATCTCTAGCCATAACTCGTGATTACCTTCACAAAAATGTTTTTCTTTACAATTCACCTTATCAAGAGATTCATCAATGATGTCCATCCCATTATTAACGTCAATCACATCTGTTTCTAATTGAGGTATCATTGTTTCAAGGGGAGGCTTTCGTTTTCGTTTCCACTTCCAATGCGAAAAGTTCTCCCACTCCCCTGTATCTCCGAGATCTATATAAATATTTGGTTTTACAATCTCTATTGCACGACATACCACGTTAATAGCAGGCATATCTGCATAAGGGAAATGCTTATCAGGTGTAACTACTGCTCTTTTAAGAGCTGATCTTTTCAACCTGATCCTTAACTATATTACTTAATTCTTTTGCACGATTAGGAGTTTGTTTAGCCCATTTACTATCAAGCATCTCTTCTGATGCTGTAACCCAATCTCGTTCCTGCATTGCAGAGATTGCTTTTTTAAACTTGGACACTCCAGTAACGCCAAGTTGATAGCACATATTTACTACAACTTCCTGTACTTCAACTGGCATATCTTCAAGCCACTTAAATCGGCTATTAGCGTTACGCTTTAATTTTTCTAATTTTCTAATAAGGATTTCTTCTGCAATATCTTCATCTAATATAAGATCTTTTATTGCGAAGCCATACCCTATAGTTGGTATGCCAAGAGAATCATCATAAACGTGTTCAACAAATCCCTCGTGATGTTTAATTTTTTCTAATAAGTCTTTCATTTAGACCAATCTATTTTATCGTAATTCTTTATATATTTTTCGTCACGATTAGATATTCGCATCCAATCACCTTTTCCTGCACTTGTCAAGTCACCTTTCTTGCGAATAACCCTATTTTGACCTGTGGTTGTATTTTTCATTACTTAGACTTTTTTTTGGATTTTTTCTTAGGCTCAGAGTAAGGAGTAGGGTCTTTTATCCCTTGCACCCTTGACCAACCTGTACCTAATAAAAATGCAACTGTCTTTGTGTCGTGGTCTTTATATTCTTTAATCTGACCATTTTTAGCTTTCAAATAAATCATAAATGCTCCCTTTAAATAAGGGGTGAGTTTCCCCACCCCTTATAGTTTAATCAATCACTAAGATTAACCAAGATTAACAAGATTCAATCCTCGTAAATCACCTGATTCGTCAATCAACTTCATTCCGTAGATTATATCTGCAGTAACCTTAGTACCAAGATATGCAATATCATATTGAGATTGCACTCTTACATCTTGTTGAGCTGCAAAAACACAAGCATCGCTTGGGTAAACTGCACCAATAGCAAGGTCGTTAGTAGTGGCAGTAGGAGCAGCAGCAGTATGAAATACATCCATTCCATATATTAATCCGATTGCACCTGTTCTTAACCCTTGACCTTCACCAGAGGCATCCTGTCTGATGAAGTATTGTGCAATACCACCACTTGGGTTCAGCATATCTGCTATCAACAGATTACTTAAAGCCATAGAACAGTCATTAGGGTCAATATCTATTGCATATAAGTTTGCAAGAACAGACTCTAAGGTTGCAACTCCAAATGTATTGTTAGCACTTACATCTACTCTTGTTTGGAATCCGTCTAGCTCTGCCCACATATCACTTTCAACCTGACGAGCAATAGCCTCACCCATCATTTTAGTGTATTTTGACATAAGGTCGGAACTGCTTTGTACTAATGCTATATCCTCAAATAATTCAGGAACAACATAGTGCTTGTTAATACTTAAATCCACTTTACCTGCAGTCGCAGCAGTAGAAAAATCAACTACTGTTGAACTTGCCTTTTCTACAGCAGCTTTAAGTGCAATCTTTGGAATGTGAACAGTATCTCCTGCCCCTTTTACTAATGCTGAATAATCATCAACAGAATTTGCCAACTTATTAGTTTCTTTATAAAATTTATAAATTGGGTCAGCCCACAATTCAGGTATGAAATTAGCACCTGTAGTTCTATCTAAAAAAGCCATTTTCTTTCTCCTTCCCTTTTAAGGGATTTTATTTTTTCATTTTAGCTTCAGCCGACTTAACAATACTTTCCCAATTATCTCTAAGGTCACCAGAACTTAGTTTAGTCCAATCACCAATAGATTTTTCAGGCTGTCTTGATACCCCTGCAACTTCAGGAGCGTTAGCTTTAGCACTATTAATTTTATTAGTTACATACTCAAGAGTTTCAAAATCTAATTTAGATAAAGCCTCTCTCTCGTCTTCAGGAACGCCTTCTAATAAAGCAGCAGTTTTAGCTTCTTGATATTTAGCCCATTTATCAGCCTTTTCAGTCAAAGATTCAATCTTTGCTTCATTTTGCTCATAAAGAGTTTTATATTCTTCCTTCTCTTTTAATTTGTCTTCTTCAGCTTTCGCTAATTGAGATTCAAGTTTTGCTAAACGTGCTTCAGCATCCTGCGACCTTTTTCTATACTTTTTGCTTTCTGCAATTAATGCTCCTACATCAGCCGAATCTGTAGTTG